AAGAAGTCCTCCAGTGTTGCTTGGGGTTCAGCCGTCCATCCGACTGCGTCCAGAATGGGTGTTAATGGGTCAAGGAATGTTTTCTCGAACATCTTGTCATAGTCAATATACTTATCAAGTGCTAGTTCACGAGGCAGGTTGACTGGATAGGAGATGACATTCTCCTTGATAGGGTTAGGTGTCTTGAGATAGACGAACTTGACCTTCTCACCATTCTTCACAGTTTCATAACGAGACATACCCTTGGTGTGGTGATTGTACAACAGAGCACCACGCACGTGGATGGGTGTACCCTTCTTGTATATCGCCTTACGATCCAACCACTTATCCACATCACTCACTCCACGGGGAAACGAGATATCCTCGGCAGGTAGTGCAGAGAACTCGTTGCGGAACTTGGTGATGAAGTTCTGGGTCTTGGACTCAGATCCATCAACCAGTATGCGGAACATCTCTTTCATCTTGTCACGCACCACCATCGGGGTAGATGACTTGATGGCCTCGATACCCATCATCTTGAGTTTGGGTTCTGCATACTGCACACCCTCAGAGTTGTGGACATTCAGGATGTACCGTTTCTTTGCCACCCAGATACCACGGTCAGCAATCACCTCGCGTCCCATCTCCATGCGGTTGACATACGCACTGGTATAGTCTGCAAGTTCTTGGTAGGTGTTCTTCAGTACCTTCTCGAAGTGATCAGCACTGATCTTGTCTAGGAACTTGACCGGATCTTTGGGATCAAACTTCTTGACCAACTCACCCATATTGATGTACAGAGAGTCTGTGTCAATCGCAATCACGTAATCATCGTCATCGGTAGATAGTAGTTTGTTCATCTCACGGTTGACCGCACGTTCTGCCCACTTGATAGACAGTTGACCAGCCAGAGTGATTGACTCTGCGACACGTTGATCGAAGTATCGGAACCACCGATTACCCAACGCACCATAGAGACTGTTCATCAGAATCTTGATCGACATCTGTTGATTGTCAAGAGTCGCAATCTTATTGGACAGAGTCTTACTGGGATTCTGTTCATACTCTTGTTGCGCCTTCAACATCTCATCTTTGATGGTTCGTCGTTCACTGTAGTACTGACGAATGATACTGGGGATCACACCCTCTTTCTCACGAGAGAACCTGACACCACTGGGTGCCAAGGCATACTTACCATCGTGCTCAGTCATACCACGCAGCATATGTTCTACACTGGTGTGCACCAGACCATCTACCACGGTCTCAGGTGACATATTGTATTGAACAATGATGTTAGGATATAGAGAGTTCAAGTCAAAGGAGGTCACCCAGTCATGTGAACCTACTTGGGGTTCCTTCACATAACCACCAGCATAGTCACCCTTGGGCTTCTCAATCTTGGGTGGTACGACTACCTTCTTGTTGTGCAAGAGTCGATAGAGGATACTGTCCCAGATCGCAGTCGTACCTAGCACATCCTCATAGTTCACACCACCACGATATGCCATAGTCATTGCAAGGGTCAGGATGCCTAACTTCTCTTCGAGTTTGTCTACGAGTTCAACGTCCTTGATGTTGTAGTCAATGAACTTCTGGTGGTCTTCCTTGTACAGAGTGTACAGGTTACCGTGTTCCTCATAGGACAGTTTGCGTTCACCCAACACCACATGAGCAATGTGATCCAATCGATAGGACTCTTGTTGACCCAGAGTGTTGAGGGTGAACTTGCGAAATAGATCATAGTAATCTAACTGAGCAATACCCATGATGTCATAGGTGTTGGTATCTTGCATACCAAAGTTATTACCACGAACTTTACGAGGACTGACCACACCCCACGGAGAGAATCGTTTGACCGACTCCTCACCGATGACCTTTCTTGTTCTGTTTACAAGATAGGGGATGTCAAATCCCTTGGTGTTCCAACCAGTCACCACATCAGGGGAACCATGATTCTGCCAGTAACTCAGGAAGGAATCAATCAGTTGCAACTCTGTGTCGCATTGGTTATAGATTGTATTCTCTTTAGGATTGTATTCACCCAGACCCCAGACACGGAAGAACTCCTCGTTACTGGCCTTGGTACAGATAGAGATGATGGGATAGTTTGCTTGGTCAGGTTCGGGGAATCCCTCGTCGGACTGTACCTCAATATCGATAGTAGATACGACGATCTGGTCACGATCAAAGGTGATGTCCTTGGGGAACTCTTGGGTGATGTATTGGTTGATGAAGTTGTTCATACCATAGACCTTCATGGTAGGAACGTGCTCGTATTGCTTGATGAAGTCGGTGGCATCCCGCATGGAGTCAAAGTACATGGGTGCGACTTGCTTGCCGTCTAGGGTTGACCACTCGGACTTGCCAGACACATACATGGTAGGTCTGAAGGGTATGCGTCTCTTGACACGTTGACCGTCCTCATATCCACGATAGAGGAGTGTGTTGCCGTATCTTTGTACAGATGTATAGAAATTCATTATTACCTCATGATTAAGTGGACATTATACACGATTGTGCGGGTATTGTCAATCAATAATTTTGAAATGGTCGCTTCTCTCCCAAGGCAATTTTGTCATGCCATCGTGGTTCTGTGTGATACCCATAGACTTAGAGATCACCTGAGTAGACGCAAGAGTGAACGGAGTACTGGGAATTGACCAACCGTTGTAACAGTCTCTTAGTGATTCGGATGAATCACCTACGTCAACATACTGTGCATTGGGGTGATGACACATCCATCGAAATGGATTATTTGAGGGATTGTCAGACATATAGGTCTTGACCAGTCTCTCCATGCACCCAAAAGGGCCACCGTTCAGTGGAAAATTTAGTTTCAATAACAAGTCCGACATATACTTTGCAGCATCTTCGGACACCGAGTAACAGGACATGAACAGTCCATGATTAGCATATGCCAGATTGTGTTCCATAGTGAAATCAAACTGTCGTTCAAATTCATCAGCATCAAGTAGAAATGAGTCATGTTCTAACACATAGAACCGTGAACCACCTTCTGCTCGTTTATGTAAGAGTTGCCAGTGTGATATATCTCCAGCCCTCTCACTAGGACTACTCATAGATCCCTTTTGTAGTTTGTGTCGAAGGGGTTTCCAGTTGTATAGAGGTTCAAGATCAGCAATCGTATCAGGAGTGTAACATTGAATCACCTCAATGTCAAGGATATATTGCTTTGCCCAAGATTCTAGTGCTGTTTCCGTATATCTCACAGATATAGGATCATCTAGATTTGCTAACATGTATGCTTTCATAACGAGATGAAGGGGTAGTTACCTACCCCCCCTTTTTTGGTTTTAGACGATTAGTGGTTGGAATGCTAATACCATAGCACCCATTACTACTGCACACAACGTCAGTTCAGACTTTGAGATCACTTTCATTTTATCCTCGTTAAACAATTTTTATTTTACGAGGCTGCTTCTCTTCGGGGATTTCTAACTTCAGGGTTACTGCAAGAATACCGTCCTGTAGAGATGCTCCGGTTACTTGGACATACTCCGATAATCGAAAATGACGTTTGAAGTTACGGGTAGATATTCCACGGTGGATAACCTCCCTGTCTTCATTATCAGATTCGCCCTTGATCGTGAGTGAACGCTCCTTTTGTTCTACGTGAATGTTCTCTTGTTTGAATCCGGCTACAGCCACTTCAATGACAAACTCATCGTCCGACTCTTTTATAATATTATGAGGCGGATAATTGTCATTAGCATGTTTCGTAGCGTATTCCAGTTCATTGAACAGATGGTCGAAACCAATAAACGCAGATTTGGGGAAAAGTTGTTTCCCGACTTTTAGATTTGTCATGTCGCTTTATCTCCTATTGTTTAGCAAGATGATATGAATACCCGATTTGATTCGGCATATTCACCTCTATATATACGATCCAATATCTCTAGACGAAATACGCAGGATCGCAATCAGGGTCACTCTCAAATCCAAATGAGAATGTTACCCGTGATACGCTGGGTTCAAGTTGATGCCATGTACCCCTTGGCAACCAGACCGCATCGCCTGGCTTCATCATGCGGGACTCATCCGCATTTTTAGGTTCTTCGGTATATCCGATAGTAATCTTACATTCATTCAATATCTGGACTAGAAAAACATCCATATTATCCGCATGTCTAGGGTAAGATCCAGAGTACTGTCCGAATCCGCAGAAAGCAATGTTCGTAACATGGGGATGTCCTTTATCATATTCTTCTTTCTTGGGCGCAGGTTCCGCAAACAGATCGTGCATCTCTGCAACAACATCCTTTGCGAACTGAGGGGCAGAAGGTCTCGTATGAAACTCATTCAACCCCAATCGTTGTTTCTCACGATTCCAGTCATATAACCGTTCTGGATGAGTATCAATCAGATGAATCATTTGCTCCCAAGTGATATCAAAATCAGCCTTAGTCCACCAATGATTCTTTGATCTGATCTCATCTAGGTGTTCAGCAAATCCAATCATTTGTTTCCGATATTATACTTGGGACATAACTCCCACTCACTTTTATCTTTGAACCCTATGATTTTGATCTGTCGTAAAGGTGCACAATCTTGCGCTACTTCTTTATTCTGAATCTCAACCAATCCCCAGTCAGACAGCAGTGTGGCAATCGTATTCCTACGCTGCACATCACTCTCTTCTAGGTTTGCCTTCTTACCATCAAGCATAAACAGTTCTTTGAAATGGACAATGTAGTATCGTCCCTGCTTATGTAGGATATGACATGACTGGAACAGTTTTTGTTCTTTACGAGATGCGACACCAATACGGGTCAGGGTCTCACGAACTTTGAGGAAGTCATCGGGCTCTGCCAGAGTGATCTCTAGCATATTCACTGGACTCCATGAAACTAAATTATTTTCTTCCACCTTTACTCACCTTATCTTTTATTTCTTTTATCTGAGAAGGAGAGAGGAGAGGCAGGATCTGGCGTGTTTTTTCATTGCTATATCCATAGTATTCTTTCACCGACTCAAGGTCATTTTCTATTTCAGGTTTTACCCACTTTGAGAAACGTTTTCGTTTCCTGACCATATTTATAAGAAATTGATATTGCAGACGCGAGTCCAGTTGGTGGTATCTATTCATCTCATTTGCAATCACGGCAGTGTCAGCAAAGTAAGATAGGGATCGATTAACCATGAAAGAGTTGTATGCCTTCTCATCTTCAGGAGTCTGCATGATATCTTTCTTGGATAGGTTGATACTGTTTACATAATTAAAGGGGTTCATTAACACTTTACCCAGTTGGTTTTCATTTCGGTACCGTCTTGGACGATTATACCACACTTCTCTAGGAATGTCAATCCCTCGTCCGTGTGATAGTTGTCTTTATATACTACCCTTGCGATTCCGGCTTGGTAGATGAGTTTGGAGCAGTCGATACAAGGGGCACAGGTACAGTAGAGAACTGCACCCTCCGACGATTCCGTTGACCTTGCAACTTTCGTGAGTGCATTCGCTTCCGCATGTAGAACTTCCTTCTTAGTGATTAGATTGGGTACAGGTGCACGAGAGGTATAGTCCCCCTCATATTCACATTCATTGTCCCAACCGCTAGGCATACCATTATATCCAATAGAAATGATACGGTTGTCCTTTACTATAACACAACCGACCTTTCTCCGTTTCGCAGTAGATAACTGCGCGTAGGTTTCTGCGACCTCAAGGTGCGCTCTATCCCACTTATTCAATTGCCCAAAGTTCCATCTGCTTTGGCACCCACTTACCATCCACCTTTGTCAAGGTTGCAGGTTGATGTGGTAATTTCTCTTGGAGTTTAGGAACAATGATTACATAATCACCAGAGTATTTATCAATAGTGTTTCCGTAAGAATCTTGTTCCAGATTTTCTCTCGACTCGGTGTCGAGTATATATTTCACACTCATAGGTCTAGCACCATCTGAATGTTTGGTCTGAAGTAAGAGTCCGGTTTCTGGATCTTACCGTTCTCATCCTTGATGACTTTCCCATCAACAAACTTAGACATATTAGAAGCACGGACTTCTTCCCAGACGGCATCGAATGGAATATCCAATACCGCAGCCATTCCCATGATCACCCACACCATATCAGCAAGACCATCCGCAACTTCTACGATGTCTTGTTTATGGAATGCTTCTAAGGTCTCGTTGTACTCTTCCGTAATTAAAGACATGTACAGATCTGCCATGTCTGACTTGATATCTTGGGGGAACTTTTGTTCCCCCGTCATCATGAACTGTTCTACTTGTTCCTGATAAAATCCACTCATAATCCAATCAATCCCCACCCGTGATTAGCCACGGCATTCAATATAATAAACCAACATGTTGCCATGTGTGTCACCCACCATACAGTTCTAATTCCTGCAATGGTGTCTGCTTGTCGGTCAGTTTCCCCGACTTTCTCCCCGAGCGATCTCGCCCAGAGTGTCCACCAAACGCTTCTCTTCTTCTGGTTCATAGTCTTCACCATATCGTCCACGGGTTCTGTTACCATCACTATTTAGTTCGGTAAGATCCTGTTGAATATGCTTAAAGTTTCGTGTCTGTTGTTCCACTGAACTATTCCTTGTTATCATGAGTGCGTTTATATTTATAATAATCGCGCAACGATAACTCGTAATTGTCCCATAGAAGGTTAAGTTTATAATCGGACATCTCTTTGACACCGATCAGTATATTCATGAGTTTATCAGCATGTTTGGCAGGAAGATCACCGAAGAACTCATCATCTCCAATCATCTGTAGTATAAGCGAGAGGTCATCAGTAATACCCCATACTCGCATGATATCATCTTCCAGTTTCTGCATTGGAGGTTGATATGTCATTCATCAATCTCCAATTTTTTCATTGCTTCCAAGATCTTCAGGGACTGAGTCAGAAGTTGCTGAGACTGTTTCTCCAGCTCCATTGCTTGTTCTGCTACCTCAATAGACTGTTCAGCAATAGCATCGACAATCTCTTGATTATCCTTGTTACTAAACCAAGTCCAAGTCTCAGGGTTTTCAATTTCAAATCCACGGAAATCACCATCAATCAAAGGGAACTGAATTACGTTATCTTCGTTATCTTTATGCATTACACATACTCCACATTTGCCATACACTCAGTGAGGCAGGCGACTAAGTTAAGTTCATGATCTGCCACAAACGCATTCTTGTACTGATAATCAGCAAGAATGAGTACTAACTGTGGGACAGACGCAGGAACTACGTTACCATCCATAGCATCATAGATACCACGGAAAAGTGCTGCTGGTTCAACATCCATGTTGTTGACCACCCAACTACGCATCTTCTTGAAGTCCTTGGCTTTGAGGGACTTGAACAGACCAGTGTAGTTGGCATTCAGATCATTAATGATTACTGTAGTTTCAAGTTTACCAGAGATGGAGTGACGTTGGCACTCGTTGAGTACACGCCTCCAGTCGGGGGCATACTTGGTAATCAACTGGGCAATCACTTCTTTGTTGTATGTGACTCCCTCTTGGTCTAGAATCATTTGTAGTCGTTTCATGAACTGACCACATAGTTCCACCATACTTTTCTTAGAGGTGTTGAACTCATATACACCGCATCGGGAGTGTAGAGGTTCGATGACCTTGTTCTTGAAGTTACAGGTCAGAATGAATCGACAGTTCTGAGAGAACTCTTCGATGAACCCACGCAGTGCGGGTTGGGTTGATTGTGCGTTAAGGTAGTCAGCCTCGTCTAGGATCACAACCTTGTAACCACCAGACAGAGAGACCGAAGAAGCGAACTGCTTGATCTTACCACGAAGGGTATCAATGTTACCTTCTTCGGAACCGTTGATGACAATGTAGTCAAGTCCTAGTTCATCACAGATGGCACGTGCAACTGTAGTCTTACCTAGACCCGCAGTACCAGTGAATAACATGTTCGGAATCTCACCGGAGTCTACAACACTCTGAAAGGTATCTTTCAGGTCTTGAGGTAGTATTGTATCTTTTACGGTGGATGGGCGATACTTCTCGACCCATAAGAACTGATTGGACATAAAGTCTCCATAATATTAAAAAATGTTTCATAAGTTGTACATTGTACATTATATGAAACAAATTGTCAAGTAAAAAGTTCGGGGGCGGAGAGGAAAGGAGACCCCCCACCCCCACGACAGAAGACCCGCCGTTATTCTTCAACTCCTTGTTCAGATTGGTGTTCTTCACAGAGTTGGATGATCTGTACGGCTTGGTCACGTAGTTGTCCGATAGTGGACAGTTCCTCTCCTTTGAACCCGCCTCGTTGTACCACAGTATCAATTACTGCTACAGTAGAACGCGAGACTCGGTTACCAAGTTCATAGATTGCCGTATGATCTTTTTCAGTTTGTGCTTTTGCCATCGTTATTATGCTCCGTAAGTCGATGATTTTTCAAGTGCGATAAAGTATTCAATCGTTGATTGTTTACTAGAGAACTGGGAAATAAGTTTAGAACTTATACCCACTTCAAAGTCTTCGTTGACAACCTTCAGGTTACCAACATTCATGATGAAGTTGAAATCAACTCCTTCAGGGTACTCACCCTCTACATCGATAGAGAATGCGTTACTCGTTGCGTCTTTACTGTCAATGACAGATAGACGTACCGCACCAGTGACGGGCGTAATAGAGATCTCCTCATGACCCAATGCTGCCGCAGCACGTTTTACTTTACCCAACGTGTCAGTATCTAGGGTAAATTTAACTTCGGCATCTGGCATGGTAATGTTCTTGCCAGGCGAGGTCAGCATGTCAGGGTCAGAGAAGAAGTACTTCACAGATGAACGACCAGTAGAATCACCAACTACAACATAGTCCTTCTCAAACTTGAGACGGGGTGAGTCCACTAGGGATAGGACATTCAAGAACTCAGGGAGATCATAGATGCCAAATGACTGAGGGAATGCCTCACTCAACTCAGCGGTGGACAACACATTACGTGCCACCGAGATAGTTTTAAGGGTGTTACCTTCAGTGATAACAATGTTTGGATTGATCGTTGCATAGTTCTTGAGAACCTGCATTGTATTGTCGGTCAGTTCCATAATATATTTCCTTTACGATTTTGTGGATACTATAATACCACATGGGGTTACAAATGTCAAGACTTTATTTTACTAAAGTTCTTTTCTTTTACGAACTCAATTTTGCGCTGGAAGGCTGCATCCTCAAGTTCACTCTTGTGAGAGATAACAAACACATTGGTATCCTCACCAAGCGTCTCAATAATCTTCATGAGGTTTTCAATACCCTCTTCATCCAGAGACGAGTCAAAAGTCTCATCAAGGATTAGTAGATTGGTTGCGACACTATTCTTCATCTTCGCGATCTGTCTCCACGTGAATAGTAGGGACAGGTCAATACGTTGCTTCTCACCCTCAGAGAATGAGTCATACGAAAACGCATCACGATGTCTGGATCTGATAGTCTCTTGGAAAGACTCATCCAGATCAAAGTGTACGAAGAAATCTAGAATCTGCAAGTACTTGTTGGTCAACTGATTGATGACGGGTAGGTACTGCTTGATGATCTTAGTCTTGATGCCTGTATCTTTCAGTAACTCGGCATACACCTGATTGTACGAGTGTTGTTCGTTCAGTTTGTACTTACAGTCCTGTAACTTTTCTTTACCACAACGCAGGGTCTCTAACTCGGAGTTGGCCTCAGACAGATCACCAGTCTCATTATCAATACGAGACAACTCAGTATTCAGTGTATCGATGTTCCGGTTGATCGTGGCAATACTCTGGTTGTTCGCATTCACTTGTCCCTGCCACTCACGTAAAATATTCTGTTGAGTATACAGGGCCTCTAGTCTGCCGTCAAGTTCTTTCTTCTTGACATCGTACATATCAAGTGCTTCTGAGATAGTAGTCGCGGTAGACCTACACTTATCAAGGTGACTCTTCTTGGTCTCTGCGTCAATGTCCTGACTACATGTAGGACAGATATCATGCTTCTCAAAGAACTTTGCTTGCTTTACCACTTCCTTCTGCTGACTCTTGAACCCTGCTGCATACTCATCCAGTTTCTTATCTTCGGTGGTGGATGTACTGATCTGAGATTCGATGTCAGGTGACTTATCTGCCACATCTTCAGAGAGTTGTACATTCTTATCATTCAACACCCGAATCTCTTCCTGTAGAGACTGAATAGATGTCTGTTTCTCTTTCTTCTGTTGTGCAGAGATCTCACTCAGGTCACGCAGATACTTCTTCTGTGCATTGATCTTGGTATCTACGATGTTCAGTTGGTGAGTGTTCTCGTTTATCTGATCCTTCAACTGGGCCATCTTCTCTTTGAGGATACCGTTCATCTTACTGAACATGTTGATGTCCAATAGATCTTCGATTACCTCACGACGAGAACCACTAGCAAGTTGCATGAACGGCACAAACGACGATGACCCCAACACCACGATCTGGTGAAAGGATTTGTGATTCAACTTGATAATGTTCTTCTCAAGAATAGACTGGTATTCTTTCGCATGAGAACTCTGGTTGATCATGTTGCCGTTCACCCAGATCTCAAACTTATTAGGTTTGATGCCACGGATGATCTTGTACTGTTGTGTACCAATAGAGAACTCCACCTCAACAAGCGTACCCTTGCCATTGATAGAGTTGATGAGTTGTGGTTTGGAGATCTTCCGATGTGGCTTACCAAACAGACCAAACGACAGGGCATCCAGCATAGTGGACTTACCCGCACCGTTATGACCTACCACCAGAGTAGTAGGGGTCTTACTGAAATCAATCTCAGTAAAGTTATTACCAGTCGATAGGAAGTTCTTGAACCTTAGTTTTTCAAAGTTAATCATTGCGTAATTGTAACATACCCTTCAGTGTTTGTCAAGTACTAATCTTGACGATAAAATATATGTGCCCCGATCCTACCGATCAGTCTCATGTTGCGGTCTTTACTCCATTTAGGTAGTACATATGTAGCATGGTAGTGAGTCGCACCCTCGGTAATACCACGGAGTTCGTTGTTGACCAGTACATTGTATGCGAGTAGTTGTGCTTCTTGCCAGCAGTCCTCGTCACGGGGTTCATCCCCTCGACCATCACAGAACCAACTAAACTGACACTTATGTCGCAATGGGACTTCCCGTCCATGATCTAGATGCCACTGAGATAGTTTTGCCTGTTGTACTACATCACAAACGGTATCTGGGAATCTGGAGTGCTCCACACGATTGAGGGTCACATCCGCAACTGCCATACGACCAGCATAGTTATCACTACGGGCCTCATGATAGATGTTCAATGCAAGACACTGCAATTGTGGATTGTCATATGTATATGGAACCTCAGGCCAATATGGGACAACATCTATTTCAGATGTTTCCGTCTCTTCCACAACGGGAACCTCTTCCTCATCAGGTTGGAAGATGAGCATGAGAGAACCTACAGTGAGACCAACAGCAATGATGCCACCTACGATGGCCTCTATGATATCCTTAGATGTTTGACTCGGCAAGATCTTCTTCCGTTAATCCACACCAATTACAAGGGTAACCTTTCTCGGTTCCAATGTCCGTTTGTTCTACTATACAGTAGTGATCCCAGAACTCCAACTGAGTCGGGAATCCATCGTTGAACCCTAGTCCCATATCTTTCTCCTCATCTTGCTGATAGAATGCGTTGCTGGGTAAATCTTTTCTAAAGATTCGATCATAGTTGTCACGGTAGTTATCCGAAGCAGTCTTGCTCTGGATACTATCTCCGGTTACATCGTTCTTAGTAGGCACTAGACAATCTCCATACTCTGGGCCTCTTTCATCAAGTGTGAGACCTCCTTCTTGATTCGTCCTTTATCTAGGTCAGTACTTACTGCATCAATGTAGTTATAGATCAGAGTCTCGGTATCCTCTACCGACACCTCATCATCTACATTCGCACCAGTGAACTCAGCAAAGTCCTCTGCGATCTTGAGTTCATGTATCTTCTGTGCCTGAATCCGATCCACAAACCGTTCAAACTCATATGCGTCACCCTTGTTTACGACGATCAGTTTGACGAACTTGTTATCAAGATAGGACAAGTCCTTGAACTTGTTCATGTTCTCGTGATCATAGTAGATCTTCTCGAAGATCGTTACTGGGTTACGAATCGCTTCCAGTTCTCTTGTTTCTGTATCAAGTACATGGAAGTGTTTAGGATCGTCACAGTCGTTCCAGAAGAACTCCATCTGTGACCCAAGGAAGTGTATGTTGTCCTGCGATGACTTAGCATGGAAGTGACCGGACATCACCATATCGAATCGTCCGAAGATCTTCCGATCCATACCATCCATACACGGCATACCCTTCTGCATATCAAACCCTGTTACCTCAAGGTGTGCACCCACAAGTGTTGCTTTGGTGTTTGCAAGAAACTCTAGAGTGTCTTTCTCATTCTCAGGGTTGATCCAAGGTATCAGTGCTATCTCTGTACCATCGTAGTTCATCACTGTTGGTTTCATAAGAAGGTTCACTTCGTTCATGTAGTGACCCTGTAGTTCCTTCAGTGCGTTCAACTCGTTGGTGTTCTTGTAGTACACATCATGGTTACCACAGATGATATCCATAGTGATACCATGCTTACGCATGGGTTCTAAGAATATCTTACGATTGTGATTCAGAGCCTTGAAGTTGATCGTCTTACGATTGTCGTAGTAGTCACCCAAGTGTATGATATGCTTGATGTCATTCTCTAATAGGTACGGAAAGAACACCTCACTATAGAAGCGTTCTTGGTATGCCATAAAGATGTCTGACGAGTTACGGATACCCGCATGAGTATCATTCAGAATAGCAACCTTCATTCGCTTATAAAGTCTCCCAAGTCAGAGTCTACCTTGACGGTGCGTCTCTTGCGTTCCTTCTTGACGATCTCTTTCCACTCAGCATCCTTGGACTTGACCTCGTCAATACGCATTCGGAGAGTATCCACATATGCCTGTGCTACTTGCATAGAGGTATCATCTGCCAAATCATTGTCTAAAAGCACATCGATGCCCATCTGTCCCATGTACTTGGTCTTGATTTCCTGTTGCTTCTTCTCTTTCTCAATCCTACGCAAGAATGCAAACCACGAGATCTGAGTAAAGTATGCAAATGCATTGGGTTTACCTGTACGAGTCGCAGCCTCAATGTTATAGTTCTCAATTGCCTTGAGACAGTTCTCAACCGCATCCATCACCATCTCTTCGCGGTAGGTATACCGGACGAAGTTTGCCTTGTGTGACAGACCCTCACAGATCTTCAGGAAGCATGTTGCAATATAGTCCGGTATAACAGGAACCGGCATTCCATCTGCTTTCGCTTGTTGTGTTTTAGTGCAGTGGTCTACTACTGCCTGAGAGAACTGTGCATTATTGACATAATGCGGTTTATCTTTAGGTTTTACTTTTGGTGTTGTCATAGGATTTACCATAATTTTGAACCATTATACAGGTTCAGTCACTGTTTGTCAAGTACTAATTGAATAGTGGGTGTTGACCATTAGTCGAGACACTGATACGCTCACGCAGACTACTCGTAGAGAAGTCATGTTGGCGGTTATTATAATACATTTCGATGCCATTGTCAATACAATATTGCTTCCCTGTAAAATCTTTGTCCTTATACTCCTCACCAATGATACGCACATTGATAGGATAGACCTTGAGGATATCCATCAGATCAGTCTCGGTACGATAGGGGATGATCTCATCGATCATAGAGATGGCTGACAGTTGGATGTACCGTTCTACCATAGACTGGATAGGCGCGTTCTTTTCAGGCCTGTCCAAGGATGGATCAGTCTGTAGACCCACGATAAGGTAGTCACACTGAGTCTTTGCCTCCTTGAGCATTGCGATATGACCCGCATGAAGCAGATCAAAGGCAGACGCAGTGAATCCGATATTTTTTAATTTAGTGCTTGACATTTCATGTTTTCCATGTTAAAATTAGCTTTGCGGTCAGGGAGGGTTAAATACTACTTCAGATGACTCAGTGTACCCGCAACACAATATCGATATCCGTCAAATTGTTGCGATCTAGTTTCGTGTATAATATGTCCCCTAAAGGCAACCAACATACCGTGTTCAATCTCCAGTTCATAGTCTAGTGTCGGGAAGTATAAATTAGAACACCCTTCTGGTGGATCGATGTAATATGTCCAACCCCAGACTGAAGGCCAGTGATCATGTGCACGGACGATCTCACCACTCTCTGCCCTTGTTCCCCATACTAGTGTATTACTTAGAGTTTGAATAAAGTAGTTATATCCTGGCTGAGTAAGACGGATCTTATGATTCTCAAAATCATTACATACATCGTCCGAAGATAGTTGACAGAAATCTAGTGCTTCGTCTGCTAGTTGTGCAAACTCAGGGTATTGCTTGTGCATACCGAAGTTGGTACACAAACATTGATTATTTGTACCTAAGTTTTGTTCATCACCAACCTCATCGATACGATTGATGATACGGTTATTCATATCCTCATCATCTAATATCTTAGTGAAGATAAGTTCAGGGTGGATGTTCTCGCGTCTAATCATTAAATCGAGAAGCACTTGTTGGTGGGTGTGTACTTATTGTACCTGCAATACAATATCTATAACCCTCAAAAGTTGATGGCTTGACTCTATGCAACATGTTCCCACCAAATAGATGTAACCTACCATGATCGACAGGTAGTTCATCGTCTATGTCTGTAAAGTATAAACCTGATGCACCTTCGGGTGGGTCGATGTAGTAGGTGAATGCCCAAGTACAAGGCCAATGATCATGTTCTCCACCACCTTGGCCACTTTTATATCGTGCTGCCCAGAGGCCACCGACTTTCTGCGATTTGATGTACATGTCATACCAGACATCATATTCTACTCGTCGCGAATGATGGGGATGATCATAGTTTCTCTTTACCGAAGACTCTCGGGCGAACTCTTCCACATAAACCGAGAACTCCTGAAACTCAGGATAGTTCAATAGATTGGGGTTTGTCACCTCACCATCTAGGTTGAACTTCATAGCATAGTCTTGATTATCCAACAAACCATCAATACGATCAATCATCCTGATGTTCAATGCTTCAATATCTAATGTGGTAGAAAAGACATAGTCTTTCGCGTTCATCGTTTTCATAAATCAATCTTGCGGTATGTTATGCCAAATAAAGGGTGCTGCTTTATTTTCCTTGATCTTTTTTTGCCACCAACAAAGGACAAACTCTGGTTTATTTTTAGGCAAAGGAATGAAAGGTAATGCTTTTTTCACTAATGTAGTTTCTTGGGATCAAACATGTCGATCACATTACTCCCGCTGTCCATAGTATCCAAGTAACGTTCAATCTTATCAGCGTTCTGAGTAAGAGCAATTTCTTCTGCTACACTCTCAGCAAACTCCTGCTCTCTTACATCATTCATCGTACCCATTTCAGTAACAGCCTCCAGATACTGTTTCAGCAGAGTGTCGGGTGGAAATCCAATACCCACCACCATATTCACATTGAGAATTAGAATATCATCAGGATTCTCTTGATACACCATCCACGGTCTGAATGAATAAAACTTGACACCATC